TAGTACTGTTTCTCTTACATCTACATCTCGTCATAAAGTTCTCATTATTGATGAAGCAGACAATACGACACCCGATGTTCAGTTACTCCTCAGGGCTTCGATTGAGGAGTTCCAGAAAAATTGTAGGTTCATATTCACGTGTAACTTTAAAAACAAAATAATAGAACCTCTACATAGTAGAACTACTGTAATAGATTTTAATGTCAAGGGAAAAATTAAACAATCTCTTGCGGCTCAGTTCTTTGAGCGATGCAGAGACATCCTTACCAGAGAGGAAGTACGGTTCAATGACAAAGTGGTTGTACAAGTCATCCAAAAATACTTCCCAGACTTCAGAAGAACACTCAACGAACTCCAAAGATATAGTTCAACAGGTTCTATCGATACTGGAATCCTAGCAACGTTAGGTGATGCTAACATTGACAGCCTCATATCTTATCTTAAAGATAAGAAGTTTAATGAAGTTAAGAAATGGGTAACATCAAATATAGATAGTGATGCTAATGCTGTTATGCGTAAACTCTACGATGGACTATCAACTTCTATGGTTGGTCCTAGTATTGCAGCAGCAGTTCTTATTATTGCTGAGTATCAATATAAAGCTGCCTTTGTGGTAGATCAAGAGATTAATCTCTTAGCTTGTTTAACACAAATTATGTTGGAATGTGAATTCAAATAACCATTAATTACTATGCAACGAGAACCTAATGAACACATTAACGATTTATGGGAGGATATGGATAGATTAAATGCTTTATATGAAGAACTTATGTGGGAACATGATCTTGAATTAGAATTTAAAGCAGATTATGAAAACAATTGTATTATCATAAAACCTTATAATGGATAAGATTGATACCCAAGGGATGAGTGGTCCTGTAGATCCCAATTATAAAGGGAAACCAAGAGCAAAACCACATAAACCTATGATGATCACACCTCGTAGGTTGTTTACTCCTGAGTATGTTAAGGAGATGAAGATCCTTATCAATGAGGTTCTTAATGAACGTGAGTATCAACGTAAGTTAAAGATGGCATACGATGATCCTACTCCACCTGGTGTATCTTACTTTGAAACTGACCACTTTAAACATCGTATTAATGAACCAGAACCTCCATACAAACCTTGGCAACATGAGAACACAAAATAAAGAAAACTATTACTATGTCTTTTGGGTGATAGCAATGGTAGCATTTATTATACCTCAAGTGTTCACTGCTTATGGCATTCTTAAAATCGTAGAGTATTTACAATGAGTAACACATTCACCTTCAGTGATGAAGAGCTATTGTGTTTACAAGTTTGTTTACAGAATGCACCAACACCATATCACATCTCTAAGAAGAAGATAGTATCTGAACTTGAGGATAAGATAGGTAAACCACCTAAAGTAGAACATGCACCATTAAGGTTGCCCAAGTATGACTTATCAAAATATGGAATAACAGACCAATGAGACTAGGTGTTATGTGTTCTGGTAATGGAACTAACTTCCAGAACATAGTTACAAATTATGATTTGAAAGAGCATGAAGTTGTGTTGATGATACACAATACTAAAGAATGTGGTGCTGCAAAGAAGGCAGCAAAATACGGTATCCCTCATGTGAGAATACCTCATAAAGATGAAGATAAAATGGTAGAAATGTTTAAAGCATGGAATGTTGATCTTATTATTCTTGCAGGATATATGAGAGTTCTTAAAGATCCTGATGCTTTTTCTGCTCCTATTATAAATGTTCATCCATCATTACTTCCTAAGTATAAAGGATTACATGCAGTAGAACAGGCATTGGAAAGTGGTGATCGTATTACAGGATGTACTGTTCATATGGTGACAAAAGAACTAGATTCTGGTAAAATATTAATGCAAGGAATTGTTCCTATTCATAGGGATGATAATGTTAAATCCTTGACTCGTAGGATACAACTAGAAGAGTATCGTATCTTACCTATGACAATTTCACAATTAACTTCTTTATAATGAAATCTTTGAAAACTCCTCTTCGTTATCCAGGCGGGAAATCTCGTGCTATTACAAAGATGGTACAATATTTACCAGATATGAATAAGTATAGAGAGTATAGAGAACCTTTTCTTGGAGGTGGATCTGTTGCTTTATACATGACAAAAACATATCCCCATTTAGAAATATGGGTTAATGATCTTTACGAACCATTAGTAAACTTTTGGCAACAATTACAGGATGAAGCAGATGAAATTACGACCAGACTCAGAACTTTTAAAACAACATATTCAACACCAGAAAAAGCAAAAGAACTTTTTTTGGAAAGTAAAGAATTGGTTAACGATGCAGGAGCCAGTCTCGTTACCCGTGCTGTTAGTTTTTATATTGTTAATAAGTGTTCTTTCTCTGGTCTCACAGAATCAAGTTCCTTCTCAAAACAAGCCTCAGACAGTAACTTTAGTTTACGAGGCATAGAAAAGTTACCAGAGTATTCTAAGATAATACAGAACTGGATTATAACTAATCTCACATATGAAAGAATGACTACGGATGAGAAAGATGTATTTACTTATCTAGATCCTCCTTATGAAATAGGTGATAACCTATATGGTAAGAAAGGTGGTCTTCATAAGTATTTTGATCATGATATTTTTGCTGAAGAATGTGATAGACACACTGCTCATATGATGATATCATATAATTCTTCTCAGTTAGTCAAGGATCGTTTTAAGGAATGGACTCCAAATGAATTCGATCACACATATACTATGAGATCTGTTGGTGATTATATGAAGAACCAGCAAGAACGTAAAGAACTAGTTCTAACTAACTATGCCATATGATAATCGTTATCCTCTTAAGGATTATTTGAATAGTATTAATTACAGTAAGGATTACCTAATGGATGAAGATCCAAGTTGGGAAAAGAATTATCCAGCGTATGTTATAAACAAATGTTTGTCACATCATATGGATACTATTGCATTTGCAAATGAGATGAATAGGTATCCTAATATAGATAAGAAGATGCAGTATGATTTTTATATAAATACCGTACGACCTCGAAAGAGATTTTCTCCTTGGGGTAAAAAACAAAAGATAGATGATCTTGATCTTGTTAAGCAATACTATGGTTATAGTAATGAAAAAGCGAAGCAGGCTTTGAGTATTTTATCTCCACAACAACTAGATTGTATTAAGCAAAAACTGAATAAAGGGGGTAAGACATGAATGAAGTTGAAGTCCAATGGACTAAAGAATCTATGGTGGAAGTTGGGTTGAAAGAACCCGATGACTTCTTAAAGGTAAGAGAAACATTAACTAGAATTGGAGTAGCATCTCGTAAAGAGAGAAAGTTGTATCAATCCTGTCATATTCTACATAAAAAAGGACAGTATTACATAGTACATTTTAAAGAACTTTTCGCTCTGGATGGTAAGAAGGCCAACCTATCAGAGAATGATGTACAAAGAAGAAATAGAATTATTAAACTCCTTTCTGATTGGGGTTTAGTACAGATAGTTAAAGAAGATAGTATTAAAGATGCTGCCCCACTTAGTCAGATTAAAGTAATATCATATAAAGAAAAGAGTGAATGGATACTTGAATCTAAATATAATATTGGTAAGAAGAAACAATCTGATTAATTAAAATGCCAGCTATATTTAAAACTCCTGAACAATTACAAGAGCTTGAACCAGTTCAACCTTGGGAAAAGGATCGTGGTCAAAAGGAATTTACAGCGAAAGAAGATATTCCAATAGTAATAGATTATTTTCCAGATACTAAATTACCTAAACAACTATTAACAGATCTTGTTCCACAGAAATGGCCAAATACTCGTTTGACTAATGTTAATGCAGAGATGACTGAGTGGAATTGTCAATTTCCTCAAAGAAGAGTCTTTCAACGTTGGTTGAGATATATTATTGAAAGAAGATTTGGAGCATGTAGTAACGAACATGATTTAAATTTTGTTGAAATGTGGTTTGCTAGATATGGTAAAGGTGATTATACTAAAGTCCATAATCATATAAAAGCATTATACTCATTTGTATTTTTTGTTAATGCTCCTGAAGGATCTTCTCCTCTTATACTTACTTCTAGTAAGACAGAGATTGAACCAGTACCAGGAAAATTAGTTTTATTTCCTGGTTGTATATACCATCATGTTCCTGAAAATAATTGTGAGAATAGAGTTGTTTTAGCTGGAAATATAATTAGTGTCTTAACAAATAGTTTTGAATATCGTCAGTTGTAAATTGTATATATAGTTTGAGCTAAATTGTGGTATAATGACTGAAGAAAAAATTGTTGAGGAAGAAGTAAAAGAAGAACCCAAAAAGAAAGGTGTCTTTGGTAAAGTAAAAGATGCTATACTACCAGACCCTGAAGAGCAAGCAGCAATCATTAGTACATTTGTACGTATTACAGTACTTGCCTGGAGCGGTGGAATATTGACTTTAAATTATGTTGCCATACCAGGTGTACCACAACAGAAAATAGATCCGACATTTATAGCTTCGGTTTTTACTGGGGTTTTAGCTAGCTTCGGAATTCAGACTGCTTCTAAGAAGGGTGATGGTACTATGAAGATGCAGAACAATGGTAATGGTAATGGTAATGGTGGCAATGGTGGACCTGTTCAGACCTTAAGGATTGAGCAAGCACCTCTAAAAATTATTGCTGTTGATCCTAATAGCAAGGAAAAGAAAACTTACGAAATTTAAAATTATGCAGAAAATTATAAATGGAATCGCTATTGCTAGTGGTATTGTATCTCTCTCCGTCGTTGGTATTGGTGGGTATGTATATCTTAATAAAGATGCTATCATTCAAGAAGTTACGGAAAAGGCAATAGGTAGTATTGGTCTAGGTGGTTTAGGTGGTAGTCTTGGTGGAGATCTTCCTATAGGAACTCCTGATCTTGTACCACCTACACCTCAAGCTTCTATAGGTGGTGATAGTATGGGACTTCCTGTTCCTGGATCACCTTTATAAATTACGAGAATTGTTATGGATAAAATTAATTTAACAAAATGGTTTGCCCTTGGATTGGGTGGAGTTATAGGCATATCTCATATAGGTATGATTGGTATGCTTGCTAGGAGAGATTCATCTAAACTTCCTAGTTTGAATATGCCAGTAGGAGCATATACTTCCTATGAAGCACATGTTAGTGAAGATGGTTATAGTGTGAGTTATAGAGCTAACGATCCTAAGACCATGACTACTGTAATAGAGAGGAAAAAGAAAGGTGGCTTTCTTAACCTCGCTAATAACACTAGTAAAGAAGTTATTGAATTTACAATGGATGGTGCAGCACACCACGGTGGACCAGTATCAACCAAGACAGCATGGATTGATCCAGCAGCACTTGCAATCCAAGCAGCTGCAAACCCAGACGGAAAACTCTCAGAAAAAACAATCGCTTGCCTCAAAGCAAGAGGTGGTGGAGAACAGACTGGTCGTCTCGTTGGTAGTGGTATTGGTGCTGCTGCTGCTCCTGCCGTTAGTGGTATACCTTTTGTTGGTTGGCTTGCTGCTGGTTGGGTAACCATGTTTGGTGGTGATCAAGGTGCTGAACTTGGTGGAGATATGGCAGAGTCGATGAAGGATTGCTAATGGACTTCCAAAAAGTAACTACAGGAGTAACAGCAGCAGCAGTTATAGGTACTGGTGCTACGGTCGGTGGGAATCATCTCATCGACCAACAAACTGGTGGTCCTCAGAGACGTGAAGATGCTAAGATAGAAAAGATTAGACAGGTTGTTAGAGAAGAAATATACATACAATTAGTTAATAATTGGCCAAAGTCCTCTGGTCCTGTTAAAGGAATTAAACCTCCTAACGGTGACTATAAAAATCAAATTCCTCAACAAAAATGAACTTATTAAACACATTCGCTGCTGCATCATTAGATCTTAA